TTCTTCTAATTCTGTAATAAACCAACGTGTAAGCTTTATCTGCGGCAGGCCAGAGAAAAATAGCAGGTGTTATCTGGCGTTGCACATAGTATTGAGTAGGACGTGCTTCGGTAAGCTTGTTTGGTACATTCAGGTATTCCGACCGACTAATTCTTGAAATACTCACGTCTTGTTGCTGTCCATTAACCGTATCTCTGATCACAGCCGAAAGCACGTTAACCGTATCGTCGCCCGGAGCCACTTGTTTAGTCCCTTTAACTAAGGCTGCCGTAGCTTCTTCAATCGTCCATAAATTTAAACCTCGGTTAGCCCAATCAAGAAACAACAGATTCAAGGAACGGGTGGCCGACGTAAGTTGATAGCCTTCCGTCATTTGAATGCCACACCGCTCAAAAGCCTCTTCAACAATCTCATCAATAGGAAGATTGAAGTCTGTTGTATTAGATGTAGCCATTAACTACAGGACCCGCCTTTTCGATATTTTTTAACTGACCCACCTTGGTTAAACATCGGAACGCCAGTAGATTTACTTTTAGTTTTCAACACCTTATTTCTAGGGCCTTTTCTTACTGCCCCGCCGCCTTTAGTAGCGGCTCCCATTCCACGTCCAGCCATGTTTCACCTCATAGAGTTGGGGGATTGGGGAAAATCCCCAATCCCTATTTTACCGCGCTTAGGCAGCCACGCCTCCTTCAAACAACAGAGTGACGTGTGTTATAGAATTGGTGGGGGTTTCAGTAGGAATGTCTATATATATTCCCCCACTAAACAGCATTCCTCCATCAGGAATGTCTATAGTGGTTCCACCCGCCGCCGTAGAAGCGTTCAATGTAAGAAGAATGGAGTCACTAACCGCAGCCCCATTTCTAAGATTTACCGAGCTTTGGGTAGCCGAGCCCCCTGCGAGGGCATTTACAAAATAAACTCCCATCAGCCGAGTACGACCTGAAACCGCAGCAGCGGAAGCGTCTTTCGTTACCGCCGAAATATTACTTGCACTCATGTGAGTCTCCTTTTAAAAAGACTACTCGGAATCTTCGGAAGACTCTTCGGAAGACTCTTCTGTAGTTTCTTCTACTGCTTCTTCTTTAGTTTCTTCGCTTTCAGAAACTCCCCACATACTTTTGCCATTATTCATAGCTGTCTCCTTAAATTTAAACAGTGCTAAATGGTGTAATAGTTGTGCCAGAACCCATTCCAATCATGTTGATATACCAAGTGCCTGTGCTAACTGCCATGATATGAAGTTCAGTGTCCATAAGGCCACCTTTAGTAGAGCCATTAAGAGTAATAGTGTTATTTCCTCCGCCAGCATTGGCAGAAAAACCTGTTACGGCTCCTGCGGCTCCTATCATCAAAGCTGTGCCTGTCATTACGTCGCCTGCTGCACAACTTATTACGAGGTCATTAGCAAGGTCTTGAGCTAGGTAGATTGACATAATAGATCCAAAATCATTTTGTTGATCTGGACTTGAGGGGTCTTCAGGAGTGGTGTCTTTAAGTGCAGGTAAGGTAATTGTGCCTGCTCCTCCTGCAAGAGTGTCGTCAAACAAATTCATTTTTCCTGCGTTACCTACAACTTGAGCCCCAGTAGTGGAGTTCACGTAAGGTAAAACAGAAAGAGTATTGGCTGTTCCGGTTAGAACAACTTGGTTTTTAAAGCCTCTGGGTACAAATCCAGATAATGATATCACTGGACCTGAAAAAGTGGTCTTAGCCATTTGAAAATCCTCACATGCGAGTTTAGCGAATCTGTCTGCATGTAGTCCGCCGGGGACGGTCAGATACGCGGGTTAGCCCCGGTTTCAGCTCAAGTATATACTTCCTTATAGGGGCGCACAAATAAAAAAGAGAGCCGAAGCTCTCTTTTTTGTTCCCTTCCTCTTTTTATGGAGTACCGGGTGAACCAAAAATACCACGTGGATCACTAAAGCCAAAGCTGTAGCGTTCCCGTGCCTTATAGCGAACATTACCAGTGTTGAATTCACCTTCAAAACCAGTAGATAAAGCTATACGGTTAAACATCTTCATGCCGTTAGGTGCATCGGTAATGATGAACCAAGCGTCAGGATCTGTTAAGTAATGGTTAACGGAGTATCCTTGAGGAACCATGCCCATGTTACGAACAGCGTTAATGTCGTTATCTGCTGTTCCTACGCGCAAAGTAGACTTTAAGATACGGTCCGCCGTAAATTGCAATTCTTTAGGAACAATTAACTTGTTTCCTTGAACTGCGATTTTCAGGCCTCGCTCATCGGTGAACGCCGCAATGTCTATCAAAGCTTGTTCCAACGAAGTTTCGGTTAAGTCTGCTGCAACCGTCAACTCATTCTTAAGGTCAGGACCACTAAGAGTAGGGTGATCTAATGCACACAGAGGTTTGCCGTCGCCACCAAGCGAAGTAGTGAATGCGCCATTAAGAATGGCAGCACCTTTAATCTGCTTAGTAGTAGCCATTGAACGCGCAAGGGCTTTAGTGTAACGAGCCGATAAACGGTCGTATAGGTTATCTTCCACTGCCTCTTCAGTCAGTGAAAATGCTAGTGCTACGGTTTCGTGCGTATAGCGCGCTGTGTAGACTTCTTGAGCTTGGTCATAAGCCACGCCAGCTCCTTCAGTTTTAACAGGGGCTTCCGCGAAACCCGAAAGCATTACTTCTTCTTCAAAAGCACGATCCGAAGATTCTACTTCATAGATTTCAGTATGCTCGTTGTCGTAAGAGTCGTACTCCAGACCAAACAAGGCGTTTAGACCGGGCTCCAGCTCTTTTACCAGTTGGGCTCTTGATATAGCCATGATCTATTCTCCTTATTGTCCTGCTACGCCAGCACTGCCGTAGAGATGCTCGTTGATTTTAACCACCACAACCGCAAACTCTCCTACAGCATTATTGGGTACATCCCATAAGCCAATAATTTTCAAGTTAAGTGCTGCTGTTGTATTAATGGTGCTTGTGTCCAGCTCATTGGCCGAAAGTCCCGTAGTGGCATTGCCTGTTCCTACGACGATGTCTGCATTCTTGCCGTAATTAGCTACAGCAGAAGTGCCGTCGTTTTGAATGATAAACATTTGACTAGGGTCGTCGAGTACGTCTGCGACAATCTTGCCTTGGGTAATGTTTACACTGCCGGGGTAATAGTTCTTCCATGTGGGCTTCTGTGTTGTAGGGTCATTATAAAAACACCCGTTAAACACACCCACCGCCGCCGTGTGTGAGGATGGATCAAACTGTAGAATATAACCATCTTTCAAGGTAACTAAGTCACCTTGGTAAATGGCTCCTGCTTGGTTGTCCGCTATCTCGTAACCATACTGCTTTTGACCACCAGTGCCAGCAAGATTACCGAGAGGACGTAGCCCGAAGGCTTTATCGTTATTAGCCATGATATATGTCCTTTAAATGATAAGGTTAGTCGGTGTTGCCGCGAGGGCCACCGAGGCTTACTTTTGACTGTCTTTCCGGCGCATTGATTTTCATTGACGAATGTGCGTTCGCCTTCAATAGGTCGTTATCAACAGCTTTAATTTGGTCATGGGTTCTTGAAGAATAATACTCTTTCCGCTCTTCGGCAGTTTCTTCAGGTATTCTAGCTAATAAGAGTCCACCAACAGATATTATACCTGCGTGTTTCCCATCTTCTTGAACGCCTGAATCAAATTCGGGATATTCGTCCGCCCGTACCAGCTCATACCCCTCGCGGAGTTTTGCGGCTACGTTAACGCGGTCGTCTACCCCGCCTGTCTCAACCCTAATCCAACGGTGTCTATATCCCGGCGGAGGAGGGGGAGCATCTAGTCGTGAAGGAGGAGCCCAAGCTTTACGGCGCGCAGTCTTGTCTCGCGTTTCCGCGTCACGGGCACTGCGTTTTAATTTAGGTACTTTCGTAGCTTCGCTCATTTATTACTCCTTAACGTGTTTCGCATAATCTTCTAATGAAACCCCTAAACGCTTTGCTATCGCAACCTGACTTGGGGTTAACCTTACGGTGCGGCGTGCTGTACTGTTAACACCCGAAGAGCGGGTTGCAGGAGCTACCGTTTGCACGGGTCGGTTAGTCCTGTTGTTTTGTGGCGTAGGAGCCTCTTCATACTCATTAGGAAATATTTCGCGCATCCTACGATTTATCTCATCATAATACTCGTCGGTACTAGGGTCAAACCCTTCTTGTCGAATTAAGTCGAGATGAATGCCTCGCACAGCGTGCGTCATTACCGTATTTTTCCCAAACCACTCATTTTGTTCGGCCCATTCTTCGGCTTTAGGGTCCGCTACCGCTTGAGGAGCGGGTGCAGGTGCAGGAGCTTGAGGAGGGGGTACGGGAGCTTGTTGCCGTGCTGCCTTAGTATTTTTCACCCTATCCTGCTCAACCAAAGCACTTGTAAGTCGTTGTTGTGCTTCAGTTTCTGTGTCAATGTCTCCTTCTTCTCTGGCTTTTTTAATCACATGTTTCAGAGAAAGAACATGGCTATCTAGTCGAGCATTAGCCTCCTCTAGCCTTTCTCCATCCGTCTTATGGTATTTTTCTTGTAGCACCTCGTTCTGCTGTTGGACACTTTTAGCAAAATCCATTGCCGCTTCTTCTCGCCGCTGTGTTTCTCGTAAGCGCGCGGTCAGTTTATCTATTCGCTTTTTTACTTTATCGGAATAATCGTCTAAATTATCAGTTGAAGGGGCGTCCTCTTTTTCCTTGGCTTTTTTCTTTTTAGGAGGTTGTGGGGGCTCTTCGGTCTTTTCCACTACCACCTCTTCTTTAGCAGAGATTTCAGCTTCTGTTCCGTCTTCGTTCATTTCCACCGTGGTTTCTTCTTCATCTTCCCCGATATTAAATTCCAGTTCTTTGTTAATTGGTTCTGTTTGTCCCATTACTCTACCCTCCTACATGTGCAAAATGTCGTCTGGGTCATTTACTAGCCCCAAGACTTCATCATCATTTAATAAACGAATCTCTCCTCCATCAATCTGAATTCGAGAACCTGCATATCTTCCAAAAATCACCCAGTCCCCTTCTTTACACCACGCACCATAAGGAAACTTAGACTCATCTGCATAAGCAAGGTCCCCCGTTTTCAATACATAGCCCACATTAGTGGCTAATTGCGTTCTTTTATGGGTTTCGTCGGAAAGCATGATGCCTCCCTTAGTGGTTTGTGCGCCCCTATAAGGAAGTATGGCTAATCGCCATCCCGTCGGTTGAGGTATCAAATCGAGAATAGATGCAGCAAGCCCTTCGTTATGGACTTTTCCATCTGGAGTGTAGGCATCCTCTAAAGTAGGCTTATCCGCTGTTTCTTCGGCGTTTTGCCATTTTTCCTCTAAAGAAGTTAGTTTCTTTTTTTCGGCTTCCATTATGAGTCTCTTCTGGGGGTTAAAAATCTTCGGAACGTTTATCCAATTTCTCTCGGATAATTTGATCCACAAGTTTTATGCCTTCCAGACGGCCCATTAGAAACCTATAGCGCTCCATATCTTGCACTGTGCCATTAAGAACTATGGCTTCGGAGTCAGACTGTAGTTTTTTGACTTCTTTCAATACGCTTTCAGCGAATTCAAGCATGGTCGTTTTTCCATGAGAGCAGACGGTTAATAGCCCCGTCTGGAGGCTTACTTAATAAATATAAACCGGGTAATTCCCATCCCGTTTTCTTATTATTTTAACAGGTTTTTGCCCAATTCTACCAGTGGTACTACTTTTAGGCTTTTTTGCCTTAACTGGACCACCTTTTGCCAGTTTTTTAGGTTTTTTAGACCTGCGCGCGGTGTTTAAAGCTATGGCGACTGCTTGACGCTTCGGCTTTCCGGCGCGCATTTCAGTTTTTATATTACTAGAGATGGTTTTTTTGCTAGTTCCACGCTTAAGCGGCATGTTTTTCCCCTATTAACATAAATAAGTGGGTCCACATCCTCTTTTTGCCAGCCCACATCCACGGGCTTGGACCGTTCTCATCTTTCCTTTGCCTTTGCGTGTCATTCCTTTGCTTTCGTCTCTGCGCGAACGGTAAGACTGAGACTTCGTGCTTTCTTTTCCGTCTATGTTTCCAAGACGCTCATCAAGCCTATCTGCTTTAGTCTGTTTAACAGAGCCACCTTTGGCTAATTTGTTCATTTGTCGCTTTTCGTAACGCTTTTCCCTATTAATACGGCCATATTCGTCACGAGCATCCCTTCCTTCTGCTCCTTTCGCGTAGGTTTTAGGGGCAATACGGTAGATTTCGTCATCTAAATTTCTTAATACTTTCTTGTCACGGGCCATTGAACGAGCCATGTCTTTTCTCCTAAAGTTTACTTGGTGCGTAAATTCTTTCACGTGCCACATCGGCACGTATTTCAGCTATGTTTTCTTGCGAATCAATCCTTGCCTGATTAGCTTGTGCATTTTGCACTATCCGCGCCTCATCAATATTTATCTTCTCCTTTTTCAAGGCAATTTCCGCCTGATCATTTTGGGCGCGTTGCTGGAGTTCCTGTGCCTTCAGGGCTATAGCAGGATCAGGTGCGTCTTCTCCGGCAAGTTCTCCTTGCATGCCTTTCATTTCTACCATGCTTTCAGAAACTTTAATAGCAATTAATGCTTCGCGCTGTAAATCTGAAACCATACGATCAGGGTCGAGCCCGTACTGTTCAAACAATTCGGCCTCTGTGTCTTCTTCTGCTTTTAACCTTATGTGTTGAAGAATATGTTTTTGCAATTCTGCCGCCGCTAAGGGGTTCGCCTGAATAAGGGGAGAAAGCCCCATCATTAAATGTGCAGCAATATGGGCGTCGTGCTGTTGTCCCGCAAAAGCTTTAAGCTGTTTACCATCGGCAGCTTCCATGTTTTCACTAGCTGGGTCTTTAGGCATCTGGTTAGTTTGGACTTTAAGGATTCCATCAATATCCCTAACATTTAGCGCTTGGTATACCCGGTAATACGCCTCATACATATTGTGCATTTGAGGAGCACTCTGGGCCAGCTCTAATTGTGTTTGGGCCAGAGTAATCCTTTGCGCGGCCGAGAATATGTTCGGGTCCGCAATAGGTAGAATTGCAACCATGTGGTCAAAATCTGCTTTTTTAATGCAACGGGAAGCTCCCGGCACGTCGTAAGGGTATTCGGGAGGCAAATATTCCCCAAACCCTCTCGCCAACATTTCAAATTCTTGAGTTTGAGCATAATAGAGGCGTTTATGGATGGCGGACATGACCATTGAACCTCTTTCCAGTAGCGCAATAGTAGTCCCGACGGCGGCCTGTTGGTTGCCGTCCCCTACCTGCATGTCTGCTGTGCTCGCTAAGCGTTTTCCTGCGTCTACGGCAAAGCCCATTAACGTATAAAGAGTTTGAGAGGGCTCTTTGTAAGGTAAAGGCATGAGTGATGCCGTCAATTCGGCGCCACCTGCGTCAATATCCCGCCACTCTCCCGGCTGTATGGGGCTGTCGTCGTCCGCTATTCTTGCTCCCTTTGCCTTAAATCCTGCGGGTAGATTAGCTAAAGTGCCTGCGTCAAGAAGTTGACGCAACGCGGAAGTGGCTGTTTTAGAAAGGCCTCCAATAAGGTGAACAAACCCTAGTCCGTAAGAACCGGGACCTTCTACTAGCACATAATGAACAAAGTATTCTCTTCTTTTCTTGAGTTCATCTCCTTCCATCCAGTTTCGTCGTACTCCAACGACTTTTCCACTGGCTTCTTCTAGGGTCACAACATAAGGAACTTTAATTCCGGTTTGTTCCCCTTCTTCATCTACGTCCTCGAAATCTTTAAGGTCGAGGTCTATCTGGAATTCCAATAAGAAAATTTCTTCAGGCTCCCCGCTTTGAGAGATGCCTACTTCTTTATTAATAGCCTGCCGAATCTGATTCCCGCCCGTAGGATCGTTTTGGGGCTGCACCTGTACATCAAGGTATTCCCCTGCAAAAACGCGCTTAGTGAATTCGTTGCTATCCATCGGAATACGTTGGGTAATTCGAGGGCATTCAGAAATAACACTGGAGCCGTTATAGGGGATATAGAGGTCATCGGGAAGAACTAGACGACTAACCATGCGGCCAAGCTGCTCGTCGTAATACACCTTTTTAAAGGTAGATCCTCCGTAGCCTGTGTAAAAAAGAAGTTGATCGAACTCCGGCGTGTATTCTTTCATCACCGAAGTTATCTGGTAATTCATAAAATCCTGAACCCGCGAGGCTTGTTGGATTTTATCTAGTGTTTCTTTGCCTAGTGTTTGGGTTCTCACAGGACCACCCGCTGGCATTAATTCCTTAAAGGCCTGTGCCTGAAACTGGACAATAGATTCGGTTAACATTGGATGCACTGCACCCGCTGCACCCCGAAAAGGTTGAGTACGGTTTTCGATTTTAAAGCCTAAAAGCTCTAGCCCTTTAGAGTAAAGCTCTTCCCACTCACCGCGAGAAGTCCTATCCGCCTCAAATAAGGCCAACAAGTCCGAAGAAATAAGCCCTAGCTCATTGTCTTCAATTACTTCGGCTAGGTTGCTATAAAAATCAACCTCCGTTTTATCGGGGTCAATCTCTACCGTAGCCCCGCCGTCCTCTTCAAGTACAATCTCGATGTCGGGCTTACTTTCCTCCACGACCTCGATATCTTCTTCAGGGGCTAGGTTTACAACTTTATCTATAGGCATAGTTTTGTCCTAAACATATTTCCTATCATTATACACGCGCTCTACTTGTCCGCCACGTTTCATCTGTTGGTATCTCACGTTGCTGGGGAGTTGAGTGCCATCCGACGCGGGTAAAGGTTCAGGGGCTTCAGCTTTCTTGTAATACTGCACACCTTTGGCGTATACCCTGTCGCCCACCACGGTAGCCAGATCAGCGCCTTTCACCGCTTGCCCTGTGTTCATGTCGATAAATAAGTGATGTTTATCTGGTCTAAACCCTATTTCAACAAACTCGCCACCTTCTTTAAGCAGGTTTCTATCAGGAACATAGTTACCATCCACAGACATAGCGGGAAACTTAGACTCAGCCTCCGGCACTTTTAAATCTAATTTTTTAGCCGCTATGTTTCTACGACCCGTCTGGCTTACGTTAAACGTGACGTTTTCCACAGTGGCGTAAGGAACGTAAGAAAGAGCTTTTCCGTTATAGTTGTTTTTATGAAGCGTCTGAAGCATTCCCATGCCTCTTGGAGCATTGGGAATTTGGGAGGTTAAGTTAAGACGAACACCTATTTTGGTTCCGGCCTCTACGAGAGCGTTTATCAATTTGTTTTTTGTAGCATCGCCTGCTGACAATTTAGTAGGGTCTTTTCTCGCTCCTCGCGGAGCCGTAGCCACTATGTCATCAAGGCTTTGCAGGTTTTCGGGAGTGTAGTTTCTTATGCCTTGACCGCCGCTCAGGGTCTCGTCAACGCCTACTTCTAAAGGTTCTACAGATACTTGGACTCGTTCTTGCCCCAATTGGCTATCATTTTGGTCCGCAGCTTGTCCATCTCCGCGTCTTTTCGGCGTTCCTCCGGTGTCAAGGACCGAGGTGGGGGTGGTGGGTGTTTCGA